GGCCTCCTCATCCGCGCGCAGATCCTCAAGCGTCGCATCTTCAGGAAGGGCGCCGATGTTCTTGTGGTGCTCGAGAATGTCCTCGTCGGTGAGGTCTTCGATCCGGACGCGCCGGCAGATCGCCCGCATCGATATGCTCATCCGCCTGAAGCAGCGAGATCTGCGCGGCGATATTGTCGATAAGGATCTTGTTGAAGCGCTGAACCGTCTTCAGCTCCTCATCCTTGACCGCCAGCGGACCGCCGGTCCTGAGCTGATCGGCAACGATCTTGCGAGCCAGAAGCTGAGCCTGCTTCAGCGCCTGGACACCCTGTATGCGGGTCTCCTCGATCCAGACCGCCCGGCGATCGGCGAACTTCTCGGCCGCAACGGCTGTAGCCGCAGCCGAGGCCACGGCCGCCGTCTTCGCCGCGGTGGCCAGTTCATGCGCGCGAGACCCCTTGACGGCGCCGACAGCTTTCAGGCGCTTGCTGAGCGCCTGGCGCGTGACGCCGTATTGGGTGGCGATTTCGGCCAGGCCAGCCTTGCCCAGCTCGTAGAGCTCGCGAATTTCGGCAAAGTCGGCATCCGAAAGCTGGTGCTTCCCGGAGCCTTCTTCCTCTTTCACGTCTTCGCCTTCAATCTCTTCGGACATTCTCAACACAAAGTAAGCGGTTACTTCCGTTTCGGACCGGAGTCCTGCTACGGACCGGAAGCGTTTCCCGATCCGTCTCTCGTCTATTATAAGATAATAAGTAAGTGAATACCTATTATAAGACGAGAGACGGATCGGGAAAGATGTCCCGGTCCGCTATGCCGGCCCTGGGCGAAACCATTCATATGCAAGATCTGTTGGAACAAGGAGCGTCTTCGTCGCTTTCGCCTTCCGGACCAGAAAGCCGTCCCGGACGAGAGCACGCAGCGACATCCGGATCGCGCCATAGGAGCAATCGTAGCTGACCTGTTCGTGAATATCCTTCACGCACAGAAACTCACCATCCCCAGCCGCGGCCAGGATCAGTCCCATGATTTCGCGCTGCTTCTTTGTCCGGCGAAACTTCATTGCTTCAGCCTCTCATTCGGTCCTTGCCAGTCGAAGGCCGTCAGCGGCAGCTTGGCCGGCACGGTGCCTTTCGGATCCGGGCATTTCCAGATTCCATACATGGGCGACGCCAGGCCGATCTGCTGAATGCCCTTCACGACATCCCGGAACGTCATTGCCGCGACGCGCCGCTCGGCCGCGGCGCCGCCATTGGATGTGTTCTCCAGGGCGGAGTTGCGCATGTAGAAATCGCGCGAGATCTCCAGCAGCCGATCCTGCTCAGCCTGCGGCTTGGCCATCACCTCGGCGACGATCGCCTCGAAATCCTGCGGGCTTGCCTCGAAATAGGACCGGAAGAACTTCATCACCTGGTCGTATTTGTTGGCGTTCATCGGCTTCACGAAGCGGAAGCCAGCCTTCTGACCGAAGGCGTTGAACTTCGACATGGAGCTCTGGATCTCCATGAAGGTGTTGCCCTCCATGCGCGAGACCAGGTTCATCATGCGGTAGCCGGCGCCGATGCCGCGATACATGGTGTCGATCACGAAGCGCGAGATCACGCGGAAGTTCGCGTTGATATAGTGGTAGCGGTTCGTATTGGTGAGCCTGGTCTCGCCGGCGCCAGGCTTCAGGTTCGGAAATACGATATGCCGCTCGCGCAGCATGCCCTTTGGGCTGCCGGTCACGAGGACGCCAACCGTCTCGCCATGCAGGTCGAGCCGCCAGAACCTTGGGCCGACAGGGAGCTTCTCGGCCTTGTAGTGGAGATCGTGCAGGAGATCCCAGTCCGCCTTGGTGCCACGCTCGACGAACATCTCGTCGGCAAGCGAAAACCGCGGCCTGGGATCCGGATTGCGTTCGATCTCCGTAAGGAGTTCGCTCAAGCGCCCTCCCCTACGAGCTCGCCCGTGTTCATCCGAACCTGGACGGCGCGATCGTCGTAAAGCTCGATCATGCCGTAATCCTTGACGCAGGTGACCTTCAGGTCCGGCAATCCATGCTTGCGAAGCCACTTCTTGATCGCCTGGACGGCAATCTGGGCTTCGACGTTCCGCTCAGGGTCGTCGAAGAGCGTCGGCGCCCAGGCGCGCGCGGTGAAGATGCGGACCTCCTTGCCCTCCCCGATCCACTCCTTCACGCGATCGAGCATCGGCTGAACAGGCTCGCCGATATGCTCCGGCCCTTTCCAGCCATCGTAACGCGCGAGCGTTCCGTCGAGATCGACGCCAATCCAGCCACTCATTCCGCAATCACCCAGTCTTCGGCCAGCATGTCCGTCTGGCTGGCAAGCCAACCCGTGACGGTCGTTCCGGTCGCCGAGCGCATATTGATGTTCGGGAGACGTGTGACCGTGCCGGTGTCGCCAGGCTGAAACAGGCCGATGCTGATACCGTCGATCGTCGTGGGATGGTTCGGCATGATCGCGTCATCGAGCGCGAAGCCGAGCAAATCGTGGTCGAAACTGCCCTTGTTCAGATAGACGAACATGCCTTTGCCGTTCCAGCCGGCGCGCGCGACACGCTGGCCGGTTTTCAGGGCTTCGATTGCCTGGCCGAAATTCATGATGGTTCCTATTCGATACGTTCGATCGTCGACCCGCTCCCGAAACCGCTTGGTCACGGTCACGGTTGGGGGCCAGGTTCTTCCTTGAGATCGGTATGAGTGGTCGCGACCATCAGCGTCTTGCCGAGGCGGCGGGCGACCTTCGCCATGTTGTAGGCAACGACGCGCGCGGTAACGCGGTCGAGCACGGCGCCGAATTCGTCAGCGATCCAGACATCTGCGCCGGCCGCCATGACCTTGGCGAGCTTCAGCCGGTAGCGCTGCCCGTCGGAGAGCTCGCTGGGCTTGCGAATATAGATCCAGGCGTCCGAAATGCCGGCTTTGGCCAGGAGATCCGTCGCCTCATTGATGGTGTCGCCGATCAGCTCGATGACCGGCTTCTCCTCGAGCTCGATCTCGTTGAGGTCCGCGATCTTGAGCCCCTGCCCTTTCATCTGGGCAGCGAGATCCTTCAGAAGCAGCGACTTCCCGGAGCCGGACTGGCCGGTGATATAGACCACATCGCCCTGATTGACCTCGATCTGGAGGTTGTCATAGACGACGAACTTCTTGTCGGTGAGGCCCAGACCGAAGCCTTCGGCGATTTCCAGCACGCGCGGCGTGCGCTCGACGGAGGAAGTGAAGAAACGGTCGACCGTGTAAGTGGTCATTCAGCCCTCCACCACTTCGACCGCGGTCACGATGGACCCGTCATTGACCATTTGCGGGAGGGTCTGGCCAATATCGGTCAATTCGAGCTTCAGGCACTCAATGGCGCCGATATATGAGAGGACGACTTCCGTCGGGTCGTTATTGGCGATGGCGAGCTCCGTCAGAAAGACGCCGACCGGAGAGCGGCCGATCACGACGAAGCTGTTGAGCTTTCCCTGCTCGATGAGCTTCTTGATATTGTCCAGAGCCTCGAGCTGGGCGGCCTTGTCGGCGTCCGCCCTCGCCTGATCATCCGCCTTCCGCGTCTCCTCCTCTTCGCGAAGCGTCTTTCCGGAGGCGATGGAGATCACATTTTCAGACATGCAGGAAGCACTTACTTCTGTTCGAGGGCGGTGGAAATGAAGGAGATGAGCGCTTCGGCGCCGGTCGCGCCGGTCTTCGTCTCGATCCTGGACATGAGATCGCGGATCGTCCGGGACTGGGAGATGGTGACGCGCTTGAAGCCGAAGGCGTCGGCGACCGGGGCGGCGATGTCGTCGGTCGTCTGGATTGCCTCGGAATTCTCCTTTTTCTGCTCCTCGACTGCGGCGCTCACATCATCGACAAAGAAGTCGTCGTTGATTGCGCCGAGGTCCGAAGTCACGAAATCGAGCTCCTTGGCGTCGAAACCGAGATCTCCCAGGTCGATATTGCTGCCCAGAAGCTCTTCCGACAGGCGCTGCAGTTCGGCCTGGATGAGCGCCTGGTCGTAATCGACCGATGTGACGCGGTTGTCGGAAAGCCGCAGCGCATCCGCTTCCGCTTTCGACAGGTCGCGCCGGACGATGACCGGCACCTTCTTGAGTCCGAGCTCGAGGCCGGCGAGGCGGCGGCCGTGGCCGGCGATGATCTCGCCATTCGTCCAGACGACGATCGGCTGCGTCCAGCCGAAGGTCTTGATCGCGGTCGCGAGCTTCTTCACCTGCTCGGGCGGATGCTGCTTGGCATTCGCCGCGTAGGGAATGACCTTCTCGATGTCCCAGATTTCGATCTGATGAGGCTCGTTCATTCGGATTTCAGTGCCTGGTCGAGCAATTTGTCGAGATCCTCCGGATCCTTATAGGCAGAGGCGCTCGCAATTGCGGGTGAAGTGGAAATTAAACTTCCGAGAATGTGAATCAGCGCATCGCCCGCGTTGGTGAGGTCGTCGGCCGTGGTGAAGCCGTTGTCCTTCTGGGTCTGCGCGATGAGGGCGGTGAGGCGCTCGGCGTCGCCGAGGCTGATCTTGAAGCGCATCACGGTATGCGTCTTGGTCGGCTTCACCGGCGCTTCTTCAGGCTGCTCGGCTTCGGCGTCGAAATTTTCGTCGATTTCCAGCGCTCCCAACTTGTCGAGCGCTATATCAGAAGCAGAGAAAATCGCATCGAGATCGGTTGCGCCNTAGGGCAGGAATTCCTGCANCTCATCGACNTTTCCGATNTCCTTGAGAAGTTCACCGAAGGAAAGNGTGTCGTCGGCGCCATAGCGCGCATTGTCGATAACGCCGATCTCCTTGGCTTTCGCCTCCGAGATAAAGCCGAGATTGCAAATCGGCACTTCGGTATAGCCGAGTTCGACAGCTTGTTCCCACCGATGCTCACCGCCGATGATCTCATAGCCATCCTCGTCCTCGACCTGGCGAACGATAATGGGTTTGAAAATGCCGTTGCGTTCGATCGAGGCGCGAATCTTCGCCTCATGATCGACGGAGACGCGGTTGGTGTTCCAGGGATTGGAGCGTAGTGCCGAAACGGGGACCGTCAGAAACTCTGGGGTCGACATGAAAAGTCCAATGGATAAGTAAGCACTTACTGACTATATTCAGACTATCCGCAACAAGGCAACAAGTAATTTCATGGCGATCGTTCAACTGGCGCGCAATGCGGTCATCGGGCAACTGATCAAACCGCCCTCCGAGGTCTCCAGGTTCGTCACTTCCCTGCTCTCCTACGATGTCGAAGGCGGCATTGGCGGCTCCTGGTCGGGCAAATCCTCCTTCTACGAGGTCACGAACAACACCTTCCCGGCCGGCTTCGTCTATCTCGTTCAGCAGGAGCTCACCCGGATCGGCCATAAGGTTCATGTGATCCAGAAGCCGTCATGCGACCCCG